CTCATTGATCGGATGGATTATTGATGCCGGGAACGCTGAGGACAACATAGACCTCTATTCATCCACATTAAGGCAGCGTGCACGGGATATGTATTCCGGCGGCGGGCTTGCAAGAAGCGGCCCGCAGACAATGACGCAATCCGTGATCGGCTGGGGAATGCACCCGAAGCCGGAAATTGACGGTGACTTTCTCGGGCTTTCAGAAGAAGAACGTGAGGTGGCGGAAAAGACTATCCTGCGCGAATGGAAGCTGTGGGCAGAAAACGCCATGTGTGATGCTGAACGTCAGAAAAATTTCTACGACATGCAGGACTTGGCCTTTCTGTCTATGCTGATGTCTGGTGATGTTTTCGCACTGTTTGTCATGAAGCCGAATGCGAGGACGCCTTATCAGACTGCTATCAGACTTCTTGAAGCAGACAGGATCAGCAGCCCGGATTCTTCCGGATACAGTGTGAGCAGGGAAACGGACAGCGGCGGACGTATCATTGACGGCGTGGAGATCGACCGCGAGGGCGTGGTAATCCGTTACCATATAGCCAGCAGAAGTCCGGTGGCCTCAAACGATTCCAGCGAACTTACATGGACAGCGGTTGACGCATATGGGAAAGACACGGGATATCCGAACATCCTCCATGTCATGACATATGAAAGACCGGAACAACGGAGAGGTATTCCGTTCGTTGCCTCGGAGATCGAAGCTATCAAGCAGTTTTCAAGATACATGAATGCCGAACTGGCAGCCAATGTTGTTTCCGCCATGCTGACATGCTTTATCACAAGCCAGGAAGATGACGGAAAGTTTGGGCTTGAAGATGCGGTCAATGATGAGGAAAAGGTAACGGATGACGAGTTGCAGCTGGAACTGGCACCGGGAGCAATTTACAACCTCCCGCCTGGGAAAAAGGTCGAGACGGTTAACCCGCTTCGAAGCAATACGCAGTTTGAAAACTTTGTCAGCACCGTTATTACAACAATAGCATCGTCCATGGGTATCCCGAAAGAAGTGCTGATCAAGAAATATGAGAGCAACTACACAGCGGCAAGGGCGGCCCTGCTGGACTTCTGGCGGTCGGTGCGTGTGTACCGGAGAAAATTCAACAGCAATTTCAATCAACCAATATATGAGCAATGGCTATCTGAAGCCGTAGCGGCCGGACGTATCACAGCGCCCGGCTTTTTTGATGATCCTGCTATCAGGCAGGCATGGTGCGGATGTCAGTGGATGGGTGCCAGCATGGGACATGTGGATCCGTTGAAGGAAGCCAATGCAGCCACCGTCAGAATCAGTAATAACATTACAACGCAGGAACAGGAAGCTGCTGAATATAACGGGAATGACTGGGCCGCAAACGTCCGCCAGCGTAAACGGGAGATCAGTGTGGCCCGGGAACTCCGCGAATTAGCGGGAGAACGGATAGATCCTGACACACAAGCACCGGCACCTGGCTATGGCGGAGAAGAAGAGGAGGAAGAAGAATGAAACAGGAGAACACAATCTTTCTTAAGGCTGCGCGGGATATCTTCCGTCTTGGATATTCAGTGAAGATGGAAGCCGAAGGATCGGACACAGCGGAAGTAATGCTTTATGGGCAGATCGTCGAGGACGGGCCTGAATGGTGGAAATGGAGCAAGGAGGATAAGAGCGCAGCAGATTTCAAAAAAGCCATTGATGAAGTCGTGGCAAAGGGTGCAAAAAAACTGCTGCTCAGGATAAACTCCCCGGGAGGCGTCTGCACGGAATCTGTTGCCATGCGGTCTATCCTTGGGAACGCTGGATTTGACGAGATCAATATTCGCATCGAAGGGATGTGCGCATCCGCCGCTACGGATATTGCCACATTGCCTGGTGCTCATGTGGCTATCTCAGAGGGCAGCGAGTATATGATCCATAACCCGTGGTGCATCACACTTGGAAACGCAAACGACCTTGAGCATACCATTGAACGGCTGCGGGGAATTGAACAGATGTCTCGCGGGTTCTATGTCAAGCGAACAGGCCAGAGCGAGGAACAGATCAAAGAGTGGATGGACGCGGAAACATGGTTCACCGCACAGCAGGCCGTTGAATTTGGCTTTGCAGATGAACTGCTGGAAGCAGAAGTAAGCAACGAAATGCCGGCAGCGGCCTGCGCAACAGACCGCGAAATGGCTGTTATGAGAGGGCTGTACAGATCAGTGCCGCAGCAGATTTCTCTGCGCAGCAACAAAGAAGAGAAGCCCATGGAAAACACCGAAGTCAGTAATGCAGCTCCTGTTGCCGGGGCCGCTTCTGAAATAAAACAAATTAAGGAGGAACATTCAATGGAACTCAACGAAAACACTACTGTTGAACAGCTCCGCGATGCGAACCCGGCCCTGCTTGCGCAGGTACAGCAGGATGCCGTAGCCGCAGAAAGGGAGCGCCTGGCTGACATCGACGCATTGACCATGCCCGGATATGAGGAGATGGCCGCACAGGCAAAAGCAAACGGAACGTCCGCAATGGACTTCCAGAAACAGGTTGTGGCTGCACAGCGGAAGAAAGGTGCAGATTTCCTGAGCGCGAGAGCTGAGGAAACCACACCGGCCAGAGGTGTATCCGGCGGCGCGGCGGGAGACGGCGAGAAGAACGAAGATCAGGAGATCCAGGAAAATGCCAAAGCCGTTGCAGAATATGCAAAAGCCTATGCCAGAAACACCGGCGAGGGCATGTTTTAAACGGCTCATAAGTTAAGAGAAGGAGGATAAGTAATCATGAGCAGTCTTTACAATGTAATTGGCACAAGCACATATGCAAATCTGCTTGCTGATCCGCAGGGCGCTGATGTGATCGGGATCCCGTGTGAACCCGGAAACGGTGCAATTCCGGCAGGCACGGTCATGTACCGCAAAGACTCCGGCCTTTATGCACCGGCTGCGAACGGACAGATTTCTACCAGCTACATGCTTGTAGTGCTGAAAGAAGATGTTGATACAGGCGATGCGGTGGCGGCAGGCGCGGTCGCAGAAGATGCGGCAGCATATCGTGCGGGCTGCTTCGTGGACGGCGCTGTTGTGCTGAAGTCCAATGGCACACTGTCTGCGGCGAACAAGGTTGTTCTGCGGCTGATGGGCATTGTCTTCGACAAGAAGGAAAGCACCGGAACATTTGACAATGGTACTGTGACGATCACATATATTGCCAACAACAGCACGACCGAAGCCAACAAGGCGTATGGTGCAGTGAAGGGTTCGACATATTCGATCCTTGCGAACACTGTGACAGGCTTTACGGCGCCGGCCGGCAAGACGTTCTCAAAGTGGAACACTGCGGCGGATGGATCCGGAACAGATTATGCGGCAGCAGGTTCCTACACCGCAAACGCAGACCTGACCCTGTATGCTGTATGGGCATCTTAATACATCAAAGGAAAAGAAAGGAGATCAAAGTATATGGATATCTATTCTACCCGTGCTCAGCTGGCGGCTATTGAACTGATGCCCCCGGAGTACAGTGCACTGTATGACTTTTTCGGACATGATGCCGGAACGGTGGAGGATGACAAAGCGATTTACGACTACCTCAAGGGCAGCCGCAGAATGGCACCTACAGTACATCCCGGCACCGGCGGCGTGCTGATGGACAGGGACGGATTTGAAACCCGCGAGATCGGTTTCTGCTGCATCGCTCCTGAGCGTTTGATCGAGGATACAAACCTGAAAGGCCGTATGTTCGGTGAGAACGTGCTTGGAGCCATGACGCCCCAGGAACGCGCCAGAAAGATGCAGGCAAAGGATCTTGTGGAAATGAGAAAGGCAATCCAGCGCCGGCGCGAATGGATGGTGAGGCAGGTTCTTCTGACAGGTAAGCTGAGCATTTTCAACTATACCAACGAAGGAAGAAATGCCGAAGCGTCCATGATCGCAGATTATGGATTCACGAATTTCTTCACCCCGGATACCCAGTGGGATCAGGTAGGCGCGAAGATCGATGATGATATGCATGAGATGTATGACCTGGTTTATGACGGAGGCGGTTCTGTCGAGATGATCATTATGGCAACGGATGTCGCCGGTGCCATGGTGGCAAACCAAGGATATATCAAGCAGTTCGACCTGCGCAATGCAGAGATGGGCAAGATCAATACCCAGTACAGGGGATCGGGCCTGCGCTTCATCGGATATAACAGCGACGGCGTGGAACTTTATTCCATGGCCGGAACATTTATTGATGATGATGGCGTGGCCAAGAAGGTGATCCCGGACGGCAAGATGATCGTCGGCGGACGCGGCATGCTGAACATCTATCACGGCCCTGTTACCCAGGTTGAAGAAACCGGGATGAATGCCCAGTTCAAGACCTATATCAAGAAAGAGGTTCCGCTCAGGTACGGCAGCATCGACGGCAATTCCATCAAGAACCGTCTGACATCCTGCCCGACCGTTGTTCCGGCAAATGTGGACAGCTGGTGTGTAGCAACGGTCATGTAAGAAAGGAGACCGGTTATGTATATTGCCAACCACTATGTCCGCATCAACAGGATCATGTATATCAAAGGGGAAAGCATACCGGATGACTTGCCCGAAGAGAAGATCGAATGGCTGCTGAAAGCCGGTGCCATTTATAAGATATCAGACGAAGCAGATACTGACGGTGAAAAAACAGATCCTGTGCTTCCGGAAATAAATCAGGACATCCAGCAGGAATCCGAACCTGTAGAATCCGAAGACGATTCAGAGGAGGAACGGGACGAAGAGCAGGAAGTCCCGGAGATCGATGTTATGGCGGGCATCATCCAGGATAAGCCGGATGAAAAGAAGCCGAAGACTTCCGGAAGAAAGACAAGCGAAAGGAGAAAAACCAAATGAAGGTAAAGATCCTGACAACAGGCAAGATCGAGAATGTCAATGACAGCTATGGTGCACGCCTGATTGAGCAGGGAAAGGCCATCCTTACGGTTGAAACCAAGGAAGAACCCAAAGTGGAAACCGCTAAAAAAGTGGCAGAAGCACCTGTTAAGGAGTATAAAACGAAGCGCAGCCAGAAAGGGGAGTAAGCACCATGTCCTTACGAGACCGGATTGCGGGCGATATAGACAGATGCTTCATGCGGACTGATCATTTCGGGGAACCTCATTACTGGAATGGCGTTGAGATCATATGCGTTCCGGATGAGGAACAGGCCCTGAAAAGAAAGAATAACAATGTGAATGATATCAGCTGGGACAACAATACCAGGAGTATCCTGATTTACACAAAGATCGAGGATTTCCCAGGTGGAGAGGAACCGGAACCGAACACCCATGTTATTTTTGACAACAGGCCCATGAAGATCCTGAGTGTTGATACCAATCTTGGCGTCATGGGGATCATGCTGACAGCTATGGATGCAAGGGAGATCATATAAATGCGTACAACGGAAAGGCTGAGAAAACTTAAGGAGTGGGTAGATACAAATCTGTGCGAGGGGCGGGAAATGAAATCTCCGGCACCGAACCAGAACATTGGCATCATACACACACAGAGGCCGCAGGTCTATCTGGCATGGGCGCCGACGAGGACAGATACTGTTGCGAAGGTACAGGATTTATCCAATATCGCGCCTGCAATCCTGGTCATGCCGAATACGGGATACGCTAAGTACATGGAGGAACAGCGGTTTGACAGATATAATAATATCCACAGACCGTCTGAAATGGGCCAGCATTTAGCGGTCAGCATACTGTTTTGTGTCTATGAACCCGGCATACGTCTCCCCGGCTTCATTGAAAGCGTGGGGGAAGGTGGAAAAGGTCTTGATATGTCCCTGCTTTTAGAGGGGACAGAACAGGGCCTTTTTACTTTGGTGGACTGGATGGATGACTGTATGGAAAAACTGATCGCCCAGAAGGTTATCCCCAATACTGACCTTTGGCTTGAAGAAACAAAAATGACATATGGTTTGTATACAGACCAGGAATATGTTGTAGACCGTCGGCCTATGTACTATGGCTTCGTAAATGCAAGCTTTGGCTGCTATGCCGACGATGGCGCAAATTCATCTATTGATGATTTATTAAACTAAGGAGGAATGAAGTATGGCTTACAAGCATGGTGCATACGGTCAGATCCAGGCTGTTGGAACCAGAGTTTCCAATTCCAGCCAGGGTGTGATCGTGTACATCGGAACAGCGCCGGTCAACCAGATTGTCGGAGGCGCAAATAATGTTAACGTGCCCATTCTCGTCAACAACATTGCTGAAGCACGGAAGTATTTCGGGTACAGCGATGACTGGGCAAGCTTTACGCTGTGTGAGGCAATGCATGTACATCTGGAACAGAAGGGCATCGGCCCGATTGTCCTGATCAATGTGCTGGATCCGGAAAAGCACTTTAAGACCACAGACAAATCGGTAAGCAAAACGCCGTCCGATGGCGCCTTTACCATCACCAACGCGGAAAACATTGACGCCAGCAGCCTTACGGTCGTCGTAACGTCAACACAGACGCCAAAGGTGGAAGGTACTGATTACACAGTGGCCTACGACGAGACCACCCACACCATCACGGTTACGGAAAAGACAGCCGGATCGCTCGGAACTGCTCCGCTTACAGTAGGATATACCGAAACGGTAGTATCTTCCGTCAGCAAAACCCCGTCAAACGGGAAGATCACCATCGCAAATGCTTCTGAAATCGTTCTCGACAGCGTAGAAGTTGCCACAAAGACAAAAGGCACTGACTACGATGTGCTCTACAATATCGAGAAAAAGCAGATCATTATTTCTGAGTTGTCATCCGGAGCGCTGGGGACGAGTTCTCTGACAATCACATACAAGAGTGTGGATGGTGCAAACGTATCCGACACTGATGTGATCGGAACGACTGATGGGCTCGGAAAGAACACGGGCATTTACGCCGTGAAAAACGTTTACCAGGTCACAAAGAACATCCCGGCATATATGGCGGCGCCTGGCTTCAGCTCTCTGCCGACAGTGCATGCTGCGATGTATGAGAACTCACAGAAGATCAATGGCCACTGGGATGCCTATATGTTTGTTGACATGCCCATTACCAGCGGGGGGACGGCACTTGACCTCTCAACTGCAAAGACATGGAAAGACACTAACGGATATAACAAACCGAATGAAACGGTGTTTTTCCCGCTTGCAAAGGGAACTGATGAGAACATCTACCACCTGTCCGTTCTGGCTGCTGCGAACTTCCAGGAGCTGTTGCTTGAGAACAATGGTATCCCGTATATGACCGCCAGCAATACGGCATGCCCCGTGATCGCAAACCTTTACCTGGGAGAAGAAAACGTTGGACGGGTATTTGATGATGAGATCATCAATAAATACCTGAACAAGAACGGCATTGCCAGTGCTGCTTATGTCGGCGGACGCTGGGCTATCTGGGGCTGCCACAGCGCAGACTATGATCAGGAAGCGGGTGACAACATCAATGTGGCTGAAACCAACCGCATGATGCTCTTCTACATCAGCAACGATTTCCAGCACAGGCGGACGTATGATGTGGATAAACCCATGACAGCAAACGACCTGAAGCAGATCATTTCGGAGGAGCAGACGCGCATCGATGCACTGGTTAAGATCGGGGCCCTGACCTATGGTGAGGTTGTCCTGAACGCGGACAGCCAGGCACAGAGCGATATCATGCAGGGTGATTTCTCCTTCCTGTTCAATGTAACAACAACGCCGCTGGCCAAGAGCCTGACAGCTGTTGTTAACTGGACGGACGAAGGGTTTGTCACCTACTTCGAATCGTTCGCGGCGTAACCACGGGAAAGGAGGATAATCAGATATGCCTAAGTTAGTATATAACAATGTCGAAGGTCATCGGCTTATCGACAATGGCAGAGTGGTTGAGGACGTTACCAAAGTCGGTCTTCCGACACTGGAACATCCGACAACCAATATCGATGCTGCCGGAATGGCTATCGCTGTAGATATGCCGAACACGACGCACCTTAACGCGATGGATTTCACGGTCTATCACAACAACGGTACAAACTGCAAGTATCTTCAGGATCCCGGGAAGCATAATTTTGAGTTCCGGACTGTGCGCCAGAGATACGGTGTTGCTGCCGGAAACATCGAACATGAGTCAGTGAAGTACCGGGTTGTCGCCGTGAGGGTATCCACACAGAAAGGCGATATCGAAACCGGATCTCCGTATGGAAGCACGGAGAAATATTCGATCCTGCGCTATGAGGAAGAAGTTGACGGAGAAGTGACGGTGGTGGCAGATGCTATGGCCGGCATCATCAAGAGCAACGGTGTAGACTTCACAAGCACGATCGAATCGCTGCTGGCATAAGAGTAAATGCAGGAGCACCTCTGAACGAAATATATCACATGAAACCTCAGATGCGCGGGCGATTGCGCATTTGAGGTTTTTTTAGGAGTAGAACCAAAATGGAAGAAACCAAAAAAGAAAATATAAAAGAAGAAGAAAAAACAAAAACAGCTGAAGAGCTGAAAGAAGAACGTGAACAGAAAAAGAAAGAACTGGAAGAGATCATAGAAGAAAAACGTAGAAGGGCAAAAATAGCAGCCGAAGCGGAAAAAGAAGGTAAGGGCCGCTTCGAATTGGAGACCCCGATCCGGGCAAGAAGTGAGGATGTGAAAGAACTCATCTATGATTTTACTGTCTTAACCGGCATGGAATACATAGATGCCATGGACACAGATCCGAACAGCCAGAATATTTTCCGGATTTCCAATAGACAGGCGCTGGCCCTGTTTGCAGTAGCGGCAGCAAAACAAACTGAAGGACTGGACATGAAGGACATCATGGAAAGAATTGGCGGGACGGATGCCCAGGAAGGGATTTATCTGGCAACAAATTTTTTCTTAGCATCGGCGCGGGCGGGCCGGCTGCGTATCTCGAAAAGGTAATCTCCGCCGGGATGGTGACGCACACATCCATTACGGATTATCTGAACATGAAACCCAGGCAGTTTATGACGGTGTATATTGCAACCGGAAACCTGCTTGAACGAAGGAAAGCACAATCATAAGCCCGGGAGGTGGCGGCGTGAAGATTATATATCAGGGAGCAGATATAACGGATATGGTACAGGTTAAAAGCTGTATCGTGCGTGATGTCTGTGCCATACGCTGTGACAGCCTGGATATCACATTTGAAAACGCTGCCGGATGGCAGCAGTGGGGGCCGCAGGAAGATGATTGGATCCAGATATATCACGGCGGTTATGATACAGGGATCATGTACCTGAACACAGCCATGCCGGAGGATGGGAAGTACCGGATCCTGGCAACATCTCTTCCATGCAGGGCAAGGAACAAAAAGTTCAAAAGTTTTACAGGGAAGACCATAGAGGAGATCATGCGCACATGCAGCATGGAATCCGGGATGGAGTTCAGTATTTATGGATTAAACGGGAAGACAGTCATCCCATACATACAAAGGCTTGACGAAGGATGCGCGGCATTCCTTGAAAGGTTCTTGACGTTGGAAGGTGCGGTACTAAAGTGCGTCAACGGAAAATATGTTGCCATTGGAATCGAATACGCCCAAAAGCTGAACGTAACACAGACAATAGAATTGGCACCAAACCAGGATGGCGTACAGCATGTCAGGAACAGCCGGCATAAAAAGCTGACAATCATTACACCGCATGCCGCTGCGTCAGCAGAGGACACGGAAGCAACCGGCAATCTGCACATGATCCTTAGCGGTACGGTTCCGGCTGCGGATGCTGTACAGGCGGGACGATGGGCCAGGGGAAAGCTGCTCCATATAAATCGGAAAAGCGAAAGCCTTTCTTTAGATACAGAGTTTAATCCAGGCTTTACAGCAATGGTTCGTATAGATATTACCGGAAGCACGGATGCGTCCGGCGAATGGGTTGTGGATGAAGTGCAGCACGATCTGATTGAACTCAAGACAATGACAACACTCAGACGCTGTATTACATCTATCAGGTGAGAATGTGATGGAAGTAAAGACAGAAAGATGCGCACTGGTAGAGCGTGGGAAGATCATCGCAGTGGACGATGATAAATATACAGTTGCATCTCTTGACAGGGATGGAATAGAGACACCACCAATCAAAGCACTTACAGACGATGATACTTATACCGTGGGAGACACGGTATTTTTCTTTTTATTCAGTGACGGGATGGGGCGGATCATATCGTCCACCTGAAAATGGAGTATAAGGCATGGCCGGACAGCAGCTAACCACCACAATATTGATCAATGCCAGGACAGGAAATGGTTTCCAGCAAGTAGGCGCGACGCTGACAGAGCTGGGATCACTGGTGAATGGGATCAGCGACAGGCTTATCGGGTTCGGGGAAGATTCTGTCAAGGTATACCGCGATTATGAAAAGAGCATGGCCGACGCGGAAGTGGCGCTGTCAACAATCTATGGCAGGAATACGCAGGAGCTTTCCCGCGTCATGGGCAAACTTGACGAGGCAGCGACCGAATGGGCAGCAACCACCATTTTCCACACGGATGATGTGGCAAATGCTGTAGCTGAAGCGTCACATGCAGGATGGGACTTTGACAGGATCATGACTGGCATACCTGCTGCTATGCAGCTTGCCCAGGCAGGCAGCCTGGATCTGTCAGAGGCAGTTGACTATATAGTGAAATCCACTAATGCTGCCGGGATTTCGTTTGAAGAAACCGGTGAGTTCATCGACCACTGGACATATGCCGCGAACAGCAGCGCGACAACCATTGATGAGATGGGCGAAGCGATGCTGAAAATGGGCAATACCATGAAGTTCGCAGGAGACTCAGACCAGCTCCTTGTTGTCCTTGCGGAGCTTGCAAATGCAGGAACAACAGGCGCCGCTGCCGGAACACTGGCCAGGAACAGCATGCTTCGCTTGATCGCACCGACGAAAAAAGCAAGGGAAGCAATGGCCGAACTTGGTGCTACAAGCGAAGAGACAGAAGAGATACTTAATGACGAATCGCTTGCCGCTGCAAACGCACGGCTGGCAGCTACAGGATTTTCTGCTTACGATGAAGAGGGCAACCTGAAAGGGATGCTTGAAACATACAGCGACCTGTATGTAGCTCTTGGAGAGATCGCAGGTGGTTATGACAAAATTGCAGACAATCAGGATGCTTTGGATATCATTTCCGCCATATTCCCGACAAGATCAATAACAGGTGCACTGGCTTTGATTGAAGCGGCCGGGGAAGGATATCACGGACTTTACGAAGAATTACAGGGAGGTTCCGCTGAGGGCTACGGCGGGTATGCTGCCGAAACCATGATGGATACACTTAACGGCAAGATCCTGACCTTCGAAAGCAAGGTGGAACGTCTGAAACAGCTTGTCGGAGAAGAGCTTTCCGGGCAGCTTGAAACCGTACTCGGAACCGCAGGAGGCATTGTAGATGCCATTGCCGGTCTTGACGAAGACACACTCGGGGCACTTGTATCAGGGCTTGAAGTGATCGCCGCTGCCGGGCCTGGTCTTTTACTGGCAGGCGGTGCCATGCGGTTCATTGGTTCCGTTCTTGCCCTTGGCACTGCCGGGAAGATCATGCTTGCGGCTGTAGCGGTAGGAGCATTGGCAGCAGCATTAGACAGGCTGGAAGAAGCGAGATACGAAGATAACTTCGGAGATATGGAGCTGGACAGCTCACAGATTTCAACATACATAAGCGGACTTGGATCCGTTTTTGATGAGAACAGATCAAAGATAACAGAGTTTAACGAAGCCTTGGAACAGGCTGTAAGTGATTACCAGACAACCGCAGAAACATTCAGCAGCAATCTTCTTGCCGACCAGCTTACGGGAGATGAGATTGACACTGACGCCTACTATTCCATGGGGGAGAAGATCGGACAGGCCCTACAGGACGGAATAGACGCGAACTTCAGCGGCGTAATGGCAAGTATCAACAGCTCTTTCGGATCGGATAATCCGGAAGACGTAGACAATCCTATATGGGCCCAGATCGTAGATGTTGTCAGCCAGGGATATGAAGAGGAAAAGGCAAGAGCCGAAAGCCTGAGCCAGCAGCTGCGCGATGCCATGACCAGCGCATTTGCCGATGGAAGTCTGACAGGTGAAGAAAGACAGAATATCCAGTCTATCCTTGATGAACAAAATGAGCTGATGGCAAAACAGCAGGATCGCATGTACGCACAGGAGCGGGCAAGGATCCTGCAAAAGTCACAGAGATTAGGGCTCAAGTCTCTTGAAGAATCTGCCGGATTGGCAATAGAAGAACGTGACAGGGAGATGGAAAGCCTGGCGGCAGACCAGGCTGGCACATGGTTTGATGTCGAGTCATTTTATGATGAAGCAATAGAAAAAGGATGGACTGACCAGAACGGAAGGAGATATACGCAGGAAGATAAGGACGCTGCGCTGGCAGAATTGTCAGCAAGGCAGACAGAAGAAATGCGTTCTTATGAAGCGGGCTTCAGTGATTTTCTGCTTGGCGTCCATACAGCAGCCATTGAAGGAAGTGACATGTCTGGTGCATGGGGAGCACTTCAGACACTGGCAGGTTCGTTTGGTGAGGGCGGCGGCATTCTTACACAGGGCGCGATTGATGCATTTAATGCCTCTGTTGACAGGGGAAAGCTTGGTGACTTGGAGACCTTTATGGATACCATGGTCTCGGGGCTTGGCGGCATGGAAGAAATTGAGGGCATGCGAGACTATTACTACGGGACAGGAAATGCAGCACAGGCCCAGCAATACCAAATGATTGCAGACATGTATACGCTCATCAAAAATAATGGCGACCTCATGGGACAGCTGGAAAGCGGAGCGTTCCGTGAAACGCAGGCAAGCGATGATGGCGGACGATCTGCATTCGAAAAGCTCATGGCCGAAGGAATGATTGGTTTTTCGCCAGAGAGCTTGGCAGAGGAGATGGCGTCATGGAGCCAGATGGGCGAGAACATTGAGCAGTCGTTGAAGGGGTATTTTGGTACAAACTACGGTGCCGTCCAGGACATTGCCCTTGCCAACGGTGCAGCCGATGTTACAAGCTTCATCGAAGGTATGTATCCGGTCACGATACCTGTTGAACCTGAAATGGATACAGAGGCCCTGGAAAACCAGCCGCCTGTTCCGATACAGGTTTTACCCATGATCGAAGCTGCCTCAATGGGACTTCAAGGTGCGGAAGCCTTAACAGCAATGGGAGCAGATGTGAGTGTAAGCGGCGATACCCAGGAACTCCATGCTGCAATCCAGGGCGAAGATGGGCAAAACCTCATGTCATATGTCAGCGGCGACGCAACAGATTTGCATATGAGCATTTACGAAGAGGACGGACAGACACTGATCGAAAATGTAGCAGGAGATACAACGCAGCTGGCTGCGGCTATTGATGCTTACAGGAACCAGACAATCGTTGTAAACCTTGTCGGGCAAAAGATGTTTGCAGCAGGTGGCCGTGCTGACACGGCATCCGTTTTCGGTGAAGCAGGCCCTGAGTGGGCAATACCGGAAGAACACAGCGAACGTACAGCAAGCCTGCTGAATGCAGCAAGAGCAGCAAGCGGTTTTACATGGGGAGACCTGCTGATGCGTTTTGGCGGCCTGAATGCCAACCCGGAAACGGAACCCACTACTATTATTTATAGCCCGACAATCAATGCCAATGATGCATCCGGCGTAGATGAAGTGCTGCGCCAGGATAAAGCACGGCTTGATAAATGGTACAGGGAAATGCAGATGAGGGACAGAGCGGAGGTGTACGCATGACATTAAGCGGATTGACGTATAAATGCTCAGCGGGAGAAACCTTTGATATTGTGGCGCTTTCAATTTACGGTGATGAGAAATATGCCAGTGAACTGTTTTGTGCGAATCCTGCGCTTTGTACTATACAGGTGTTTTGCGGCGGAGAACTTCTTGAACTTCCGGTTGTAGATATACCTGACATCGAAGAAGACGAGGAAGAGGAAGACTACATGCCGGCCATCGCGCCATGGAAGGAGTGATCATATGGCGAATGTTGGAAAATGGCGCAAGCATAAGTTCCAGGTTAAGTCAAACCTTATCCGCAGTTTTACCGATTTGCAGATCAAAGGATCGCATGAGACTGAGACCAAGACCAAGAGCAAACAAAAGGTTGAAACAAAGAAGAACAGCAAGGCAACAGAAGTAACACTGACGATCCAGCTCTCCGCATTTACCGGCTGCAATGTTCGTAAGGAGGCATTGCAGTTTGTAACGGAAGCCAGGTCGGCAAAGAAAGGTTACTTCTATGTCGGGGGTAAGAAACTTGTCAAATACAAGCTCATACTTACCGACGCCTCAGTGAAGAATATAGAGATCGCGCATAATAATAAATGGGTTAGCGCAGAAGTATCACTGACGCTGAAGCAGAACACAAAAAGTAAAGACAGCGGAAGTTCCGACAGCAGTTCTTCCGGAAGCGGATCAGGGACAGGGACAAATAAAAAATCTGTCAGAACGCAAACCCCCGTATCAACCGGAGGCGGCGGATCTTATTCTTATGGAGGCAGCGGATCTTCCGGAAGCGGAACGAAAGCGGTCGCAGATGCATCAACTATTGATGCTATAAGCGGGGCAGCCCCAACAGCTGCAAAGGTAAAAGAACAGCAGAGCTATATCAACAGGACTGTTGCGGCGGCAAAGACCTATTCAAAAAGCACAAAGCCGGCGGTTGTGAAACCGAATGCTGTAACATCCAGTAAGAATGTTCGCGTCACGCAGTAAGGAGGAGGCTAATGGCACAATATCAGATTGACAATGTAGCGTCCCCCATAAACTTTCAGACGGCAGACAAGACGCTGCGGACTTTGCAAAATGCCAAGAACCTGTTGATGTGTTGCATGGGGGAAGTTCCATATGACCGGTTAAGGGGGTTTGATCAGGGGATCCTTGAGCTCCCGATGACAGAAATAGATGACGAACTTATTCCGGAACTTGACCGAATTATGATGTGGGAGCCGGATGTGGAGGTTGAGGACGCAGAGACAACCTTACTGGACAACGGGAATATATACATAAAGGTCATCATTGATGTGAATGAGGGCGACGAAGAAGAGGAGGACTGATCGTGGATAATAAAGAATTGCACTACCTCACATATGACGATGAAGAAATATGGAATGAAATGATCGTCAATTATGTGAACGCAGGTGGCGACCTGCTTTATCCTGGCGATGAAAAAGAAATGCTCTTACGATCCGTCCTGGCAGACTTCATGCAGGTATTTGCCGGTGTCGATAATGCTCTGCGAATGAAGACTCTCCGGTATGCTGTTGGAGATTATCTTGATTTAATTGGTGAGCTCAGAAACTGCTACAGGATCGAAGCCGCACAGGCAGCAGCAACAGTGACCATTACAACAAATGCAACAGGCGTGGAGGAAAAGATCGATGCCGGCACGCCAATGACGGCAGACGGATCGCTTTACTACCTGACAAAAGAAGACATATATCTGACAGGGCAGCAGGCAACTATATCTGCCGTGGTGATTGCTGAACAAGCAGGCGTCTCGGGAAATGGGCTGTTATCCGGAACACAGTTACAGCTCGTTACTGCAAACGATGCTGTTTACAGCATCTATGCTGCATCTGACGCAACAGGCGGAAACAACAGAGAAAGCGACGATGCATACCGGGAACGGATCAGATTGTTTGGGATCAATTCCATTACTACCGGCCCCGCCGTCCAATACGAAGCAATAGCAAGATCCGTGAGCAGTACAATACTGGACGCCAAAGCGGTGTATGGAGGCCCTGGAAATGTCAATGTATACCTTGCGCTATCATTTGATGAACCCAGTCCGCAAAGCATTAAAACCGCTGTGAAGGATGCACTGTCAGACAGAGATACCCGTCCGTTGACAGATCGTGTCTATGTAATCCTGGCAAACAATATTCCATATACACTAAACGTCGAGTGCACCATAAACAACACAAGCGTAAGCACATCAACACTGGAAGCAGCTATCGACGAATACCAGGAATGGCAGGATTCAACTGTTGGCCTGGCATTCAATCCGGATCGGCTGAAAGCTTTACTGTACCAGGCCGGGGCATCACTTGTCGAATTTGGAGAGGGAAGTAATTTCAACGGTGATACAGTGGAATACACACCAATCTCTTATGAAGATAGATGCATGGGCACAATAACCCTTACGATTGAATCAGAGTAAGGTGGTGAATATATGTTCAACATAGATATATCCAGATGGGTTCCACACTTTATTATGGCCGATAAAAACGGCTATGCATTGGCAAAAGCGATTGAAGCCGGATTACAGATGGCGAACGACATCATTGCTGACGGCGTTGCGCTTATGGATGATTACGATTCCATGCCAGAGTGGAGGCTGGATGAACTCGCATGGGAATACAATATTCCCTACGACTATTCTGCGGATATTGAAAACAAGCGGAGATGGATCAGCAATGCCCAAACAATGTACCGGTTATGGGGTAC